TAAAAAAAAGAAAATGATGCACGGTGGTGTAGCTAAAAAGAAAATGATGAAAGGTGGTAAAGCTAAAAGAACTATGTATAAAGACGGTGGAATGTCTAAAGCTAAACCTTGTTAATATGAAAGTTAAAGCACCAAAAGGACACCATTGGATGAAACAAAAAAATGGTACGTTTAAATTAATGAAACACACAGGTAAGTTTGTAAAACACAAAGGTGCAAGTTTAGAAGCAAACTTTCCAATTCAAAAGGTTCATAAAAAATAATGGCTACAACATATCTTGACATAACTAACGAAGTATTAAGAGAACTTAATGAAGTTCCTTTAACATCTGCAAACTTTACAAACGCTACAGGTATTCAGAAGTTTGTTAAAGATAGTATCAATAAATCTATATTTGATATAGCCAACGAAGAACCACAATTACCTTTCTTTTCTGCAGGAGTTAGTGGAGGTACTGACCCTTTCTATGGTAACGTAACAGTTGCTACAGTTGCAGGACAAAGATGGTACACATTAAAGTCTGGTAGTTCTAGTATTACTACAGATTATGCTTCAATAGATTGGGATGATTTTTATGTTACAACAATCAACGTAAGTGGAGAAACAACACCTTATGTCTCTAAAGGTTTAAAGTTTCTTACGAATACAGACTGGACAAGATACTACAGAGACAGAGAGAATGCAGATGATGCAGATACTCAAAACCATGGAGAACCTAGATTTGTTATTAAGTCTCCAGATAATAGAAAATTTGGATTAAGTCCAATACCTGATAAGGTTTATAATATACACTTTTATGCTTTTGTAAGACCGACTGCATTATCAGCACATGATGATACAATCACTTTACCAGAGCAGTACAGTAATATAATAACAGCTAGAAGTCGTTATTACATTTGGCAGTTTAAAGAAAGCCCACAACAAGCAGCTTTCGCATTGGATGATTATAAGAAAGGTATGAAGTATATGAAATCAAACCTTATGAATCCAGCTCCAAAATATATGACAGACGATAGAACTTACTTTTAAAATATATGGCACGTTCACAACCTTTTACCGTAGCATGTGCAGGTGGCTTAGTAACATCAGCTAACTCTATAGACTTGTTACGTACACCCGGAGTTGCTACAGTTTTACAAAACTTTGAAGTATCTATTGAAGGTGGATACAGACGTATTAATGGTTTTAGTAAGTTTGGTGCAGGAAATGCAGTTCAACCTACAGGTAGTACAACAACTATATTAGGTACTCAACCTTATGCAGATGGTGTTGTAGTAACTGCAGGTACTAATATATACTTTACACAAGACGGTATTACTTGGCTAACAATAAATAGATTATCTGCAGGTGGTGGAGATAACTATTCAACCTTTACAGGTAAAAGTATTGCAGCAAGAACTGGACAAGGGCAATGTCAGTTTGCAATGTTTGAAGGTGCTGGACAAGACTATGGAAGTATTATTATAGCTGATGGAGTTAATGAGCCTTTTAGTTTTAGAATGGAAGGTACAGGAGATTTAAGTACAAGAACATACTTTACAGAAGAGATAACAGTTACAGGTACTAAAGGCGTACAGTTTATTACAGCTCATGACCATCATTTAATAGCTGCTGGTGTAACTGATAATGAAAATACAGTTTACTATAGTGTTAATAATGACCCTACATCTTTTAGTGGTACTGGTGCAGGTGCGGTAACTATATCAGATAAGATAGTAGGTATTAAAGGTTTCCGTACAGATTTATTTATCTTTTGTGAAAATAGTATTCATAAACTTATAAACATTAATAACTCAAGTACAGTAGCAGTTATACCTGTTGCTGAAAGTGTAGGATGTTTAAGTGGCTACAGTATTCAAGAGATTGGTGGCGATTTAATATTTTTAGCACCTGATGGTTTAAGAACAGTTGCTGGTACATCAAGAATTGGTGACGTTGAGTTAGGTACAGTTAGTAAATCAATACAACCTATTATAACAGAACTAGCACAAAAAGTCAATGAATATACAATAAGCAGTGTAGTATTAAGAGAAAAATCACAGTATAGATTATTTTATACTGATACAGACTTGACAAATGCTTCACAAAAAGGTATAATAGGTACACTAAGACCAAATGGTTTTGAATGGTCTGAAATGCTGGGTATGGAAGTTACAGCTATAGGTTCAGGATTTGATACTGAAGGTATTGAAAAATACTATCATGGTGATACAAACGGTTATGTTTATTTACATAACTCAGGTGATAACTTTGATGGTGCTGCAATAGATGCAAGATATCAAACACCAGACTATGATTATGGAGACTTCGGAACTTTAAAAACTTTACACTACGTTAAACTATCTATAGGTCCAGAGAATGAAGTACAGCCTTCAGTAAGAGTTAGATTTGATTATGATAGTAACGAAACACCACAACCAGAAGATTATTTATTAGACAGTGTACCGGCTCCAGCTATTTTTGGCACAGCTTTATTAGGCACTGCAAAGTTTGGAGCATCTGAACAGCCTTTAGTTAGATTAGCATTACAGGGTAGTGGTTATTCTAATAGCTTTAGAATATTAACAAACGATACAAACGCACCGTACACAATAAACGGACTATATATAGATTACATTCCATCAGGTAGGAGATAAACATAATGGCAGGTTATACAAGACAAAGTACATTTGCAGACGGAGATACAATTACTGCTGCATTATTTAATAATGAGTACAACCAACTTTTAAATGCTTTTAGCAATACAGGAGGTCATAAACATGACGGTACTGCTACAGAAGGACCAGTTATAGGTTTAATTGGTGATGCTGGTGAAACTTCTCCAAACAATAAAGTTTTAATAGATACTACTAATAACTTTATAGAATTTTATGTACAAGTATCAAGCAGTTCTGTACAACAGTTATACATAGCAGATGGAGCTATAGTACCTGTTACAGATAGTGATATAGACTTAGGTACAACAAGTTTAAGATTTAAAGATACATATACAGATACAATTACAACTACAGGTAATGTAGCAGTAGGTGGTAATCTAACAGTTACGGGTACTACAACTTTTAACGGTGGTACAATCACTATGGGTGATGCAGCTACTGATAATGTTGTATTTGGTGCTGACGTAAACAGTAATATTATTCCTAATACTGATAGTGCTTTTGACCTTGGTAGTTCTACACAAGAGTGGCGTGACCTTTATTTAGATGGCACAGCACATATAGATACATTAGACGTAGATGTAAATGCTACTATTGCAGGAACTCTAGGTGTTACAGGCGTACTAACCGGTACAAGCTTAGACATCTCTGGAGACATTGATGTTGATGGAACAACTAACTTAGATGTAGTAGATATTGACGGTGCAGTTGATATGGCTACTACTCTTGCTGTAGCAGGTAACGTAGACTTTAACGGTGATTTAGATGTTGATGGTACTACTAATTTAGATGTTGTTGATATAGATGGAGCTGTTGACATGGCTTCTACCCTTCAAGTTGATGGTGTTGCTACTTTTACTAGTAGAGATATTCATAATGGTGGTATAACTATTGCTAATGCAGGACAAATTGGTTCAGTTGGAGATACTGACGCAATTGCAATCGCAAGTGACGGGGTAGTAACCCTTACACAGAAATTAGTAGGTACTGAATTAGATATTTCCGGAAATGTAGATGTAGATGGTACAACCAACTTAGATGTAGTAGATATAGACGGAGCTGTAGATATGGCTACAACTCTTACAGTTGCAGGTAATGTAGATTTTAATGGTGATTTAGATGTTGATGGTACTACTAATTTAGATGTTGTAGACATTGATGGTGCTGTAGATATGGCTACAACTCTTACAGTTGGTGGTGAAATAACAGCAGCAAGTTTAGATATATCAGGAAATGTAGATATAGACGGTACATTAGAAACAGATGCACTATCTATAAACAGTACAGCAGTTACAAGTACAGCAGCAGAAATAAACATACTTGATGGAGTTACATCAACTGCAGCAGAACTAAATATCCTAGATGGAGTTACAAGCACTGCTGCTGAATTAAATTTATTAGATGGAGTAACATCTACAACTGCAGAACTAAACATCTTAGACGGTGTTACAGCGAGTGCTACGGACATTAATCTTATAGATGGTATAACTAACGGAACAGTTATAGCAAGTAAAGCAATTATTACAGATGCTAACAAAGATATTACAGGTGGTAGAAACATAACCATTAGTGGTGAATTAGATGCAGCTACATTAGACATATCAGGCGATGCTGACATTGATGGAACTTTAGAAGCTGATGCAATTACTATAGGTGGTATAACATTAGCAGAAACTATTAGTGATACTGTTGGTGCAATGGTAACAAGCAATACTGAATCAGGTATTACAGTAGCTTATGATGATACTGATAATACTTTAGACTTTACAGTTGGTACACTTAATCAAGATACTACAGGTTTAGCAGCTACAGCTACAGCATTAGCAACAGCTAGAACAATACATGGTGTATCATTTGATGGTACAGCTAATATAGATTTAACAGAAGTTGTGCAAGATACAGTCGGTGCTATGGTATCAAGTAATACTGAAAGTAACATTACAGTAACTTATGAAGATTCAGATGGTACTTTAGACTTTACAGTTGCAACATTGAATCAAGATACTACAGGTAATGCAGCTACTGCAACAGCTTTAGAAACTGCAAGAACTATTCATGGAATAAGTTTTGATGGTACAGCTAATATAGACCTTTCAGAGGTTATTCAAGATACTGTAGGAGCTATGGTATCTTCTAATACTGAATCAGGTATTACAGTAACTTATCAAGATGGTGATGGTACATTAGACTTTTCAGTAGCAAGTACAGACTCTACTCAAATTGTTGATGCGGATAGTGATACTAAAATACAAGTAGAAGAAAGTTCAGACGAAGATAAAATTAGATTTGATACTGGTGGTACTGAAAGAGCAGTTATAGACTCTAGTGGATTAACAGTAACAAGTGGAACAATCAATGGCGTAGGTATATCTTCTAATATTACAAACTTTGCAAACAGCATACTTATTAGTAATGATGCAGGTACAGGTACTTTATCTACTGCTTCTAATAATACTGGATTAGGTTGGGAAGTATTTGATGATTTAACAGAGGGTGATGAAAATACAGGCGTTGGCTTTCAATCACTTACTAAATTAACTACAGGCGTACAAAATGTAGCGATAGGTTCTTATTCTTTAACTGCTAATACTACTGGTAGTTCTAACGTAGCTATTGGTAGAAGTTCTTTAGAAGCTAATACAACTGCTGACAATAATACAGCAATCGGTAAACACTCTTTATTATCAAACACTACAGGTACTCAAAATGTAGCTGTAGGTGCTATATCACTAGATGCTAATACAACTGGTAATTATAATTCAGCTTTTGGTTATGCTGCTTTAAGTAATGCTACAACTGGAGATAACAATACAGGATTAGGTAGAAATGCTTTAGGAGATAATACTACAGCAGACAACAACACAGCAGTTGGTTATAATTCTATGGCTGCAAACACTACAGGTGCTTCTAATACAGCAGTAGGTGAATCAGCTTTAGCATCAAACACCACAGCTGGTAATAATGCAGCTTTTGGACAAGATGCACTTACAAAAAATACAGAAGGTCATTCTAATACAGGCATAGGGTTAGCAGCATTAGAAGAAAATACAACTGCTGATGCAAATACAGGTATTGGATTTAAAGCATTAAATAAAAATACCACAGCGAGTAATAATACAGCAGTTGGTTATTCAGCTTTAAGAGTAAACACTACAGGTCATTCAAACGTAGCTGTTGGTTCTTTAGCACTAGATGCAAATACAACTGGTGTTGCAAATACAGCTATGGGTTATGGTGCATTAAGCACTAACACAACTTCAAGTAATAATACTGCTGTTGGTTATAACTCTATGACTGATACTACTGGAGC